ACAGGGTCAGGTACTGCAAGATTATGCTGACTGTCGTGCTCAAAACTCCTTCATCATGGGGCCACTCGGTTCCGGTAAGACCGTTCAAACAATCCTCAAGCTGTTTGACTTGATGACCGAACAAGAACCCGTTATGACACCTGGGCACAAGAACTATGGTGTTAGACTATCCCGCATTATTGCTGCCCGAAATACGTACTCTGAGCTGTTCTCTACGACCATTAAGGATTGGCTAGAGATACATGAAGACTTGGGGCCGTTCCGTCAGGGTAACAAAGAACCACCTACCCACTTCATTAACTTCAGATTAGAAGATGGCACCACCGTTAAGTGTGAGGTCGTATTCATTGCATTTGACCGCCCTGAGCACGTTAAGAAGGCCAGGGGTATCCAGTGTACATGGGTGTGGTTAAACGAGACCAAAGAGCATTCTAAGGCCGTTCTCGATATGCTTGACCTGCGTCATGGTCGTTATCCTTCCCCCAAGGAGGGTATCAAGCCTACGCATCATGGTATGCTGGGTGATAGTAACGCCCCTGATGAGGATCACTGGTACTACAAGCTGGCAGAAATTGAACGTCCTGAAGGCTGGGTATTTCATCGTCAACCAGGTGGTGTGTATCGCGAGGGCGAAGAGTGGAAGATAAACCACAAGGCCGAGAATCTAAAGAACTTGCCCGATAACTATTACAAGAGAGGTCTATCAGGTAAAACAAATGATTGGATTAAAGTTAATCTTGCTAATGAGTACGGCTTTGTGTCTAACGGTAAGCCGGTTCACCCAATGTATACTGACTCCGTTCACTCATCCCATATGGACTTCAAGCCATCTACAGATAGTCCTATCATTCTGGGCTTTGACTTTGGCCGTACACCAGCTTGTGCCTTTCTTCAGCGTACTTCTATAGGCCGCTGGATATGCTTTGATGAGATGGTTCTGACCGACTCTGGTGCTGTAGACTTTGCGCCTACCCTAAAGCGCTATATTGAAGAGACTTATCCTGGGCACAAGTTTAAGGGGTGGGGCGATCCCTCTGGTGACAACAAGAACCAATCTAACAGTGATACCCCATTCCAGATCATGCGTGCCGCTGGCATACCCTGTCAGCCCACAGACTCTAATGATCCCCTGAAGCGCAGAGCCGCTTTGGAAGTGCCCATGAAAGAGATGTGTATGGATGGTAAGCCCCGCTTCCTAGTGCTGCCCAAGGCCTCCATGATACGTAAGGGGTTACAGGGTGGCTTCTGTTATCGTCGTGTTCAAACGTCAGGTGAGCGCTACAGTGACCAGCCAGACAAGAATGAATACTCGCACCCAGTAGAAGCTCTTGAGTACGGTCTACAAGGTGAGGGTGAAGGTCGTTCTGCTCTACGTCGAGAGGGCAACTTCGCGAAACCCCATACAGCAAAGGTAAACTTTAGTGTCTTCTGAGGTCTATGTAGTGTTCAAGGGAGATACAGGCCGATGGTGGTCTAGGTTCCTGCATACAAAAATACGACATTGTTTTGTCATTGAACCGTCCAAAGGCAAGTTTATTGTGTACGAAAAAGATGTTGACAGGGTTAGCATCTATAATGTGGACGCTATAAATGATATAATTGGGCCGACAGATATAACCATGAGTTATATGAAGGAAACAAGTCTCAAGCCGCTATTCATGCTCAACACCTGTGTTGGACATACTAAGCAGTTTTTGGGCATCAACAAGCCCTTTATATGGACTCCATACCAACTATACAGATATATGAGGTGAACTATGGGTGGCAGTGCAAGAGCGCCAGAACCAACAGCAGAGCAGAAGGCCCTAGAAAGACGGCAACGTGTAGAGCTACAAGAAGAAAAAGCTGCAAGTGAGCGCAGATTAAAAAGCATTGCTCAGAGAAAGATTGGCAAAAAGTCTTTACTTGGTACTCCTATGTCGGCGGCTAAAGCCCCTGAGGTACAGACAGTTACTCCAGGAAGCCAATATAAATCAGGTCGGATTAAAAAAATAATGAAAGGCGCATTAATTGGGAGATTTTTGTAATGGAATTGCCTAAAGAGCTTGGTTCACTAACGGACTTAAAAAGAAGGGAAGCTGCGGCCTTTAAGAAGGCCTCTATGTGGCACAGCACACTAGATGATGCCTATGAATACTTTCTGCCTAACCGAAACCTGTTTGACGACAACACCACTGGCCAGCAGAAGATGGATCGCATCTTTGACTCTACTGCTCTCGAAGCTATACAGCAGGGTGCCAGTAAGCTGCAGGAAAACATTGCCCCTATCTGGACTCGGTGGGCCACTTTTGAGCCTTCTGAGAAAGTAGTAAGGACTCTGGAGCAGGGTAACTTTGATGTCTCACTAGAGGACATTCAGGCCAACCTAGAGCAGCAAGCAGAGACAATCTTTGATTACATCAACCGATCTAACTTTGCTACTCAGTTCTATGAGCACGCCCTAGACCTATTGATTGGTACAGGTACATTACGTATTGATGAGGATGAGAACGACGAGATCCCTATCATCTTCAATGCTATCCCACAGAAGGGTATAGCCTTTGAGGAAGGCCCCCATGGAAATATTGAGACGCATTGGCGCAGGTTTAAGGTAAAGGCTCGTAACCTTGAGCGTACATGGAAAGGTTTTAAGCCCTCCGAAAACATCAAGAACGTCATAGAAAAAAGTCCTGATGCTGACATAGATGTTAGCGAGGGTGTAGTCTATATGCCCAAAACCAAGACCTACTATGGATGCGTATGGGTATCAAAGGAAAACCATGTTAGCTGGACGCAAGACTTTGGCTCTTCTAGTCCTTGGGTAACAGGTCGTTATAGTAAGGTAGCTGGTGAGATCAGGGGTCGTGGCCCAGCACTGCAGGCTCTCCCTGATGTGCGATCACTCAACAAGGCCAAGGAGTTTGTGCTCCAAAAAGCCGCTATTGACCTGGCGGGTATGTATACGGCAACTGATGATGGCGTGACTAACCCCTACAACTTGAGTATAAGCCCAGGCATTGTTATTCCAGTTGGTTCTAATAACTCTTCTAACCCATCGATACAGCGATTAGACACAGGATCAAACTTACAGTTAGCTCAGTTCCAAATTAATGAAATGCAAATGGCCATCAAGAAAGCACTATTCAACGATCTTCGTGATCCTACTGGTGCTGTGCGATCCGCCACTGAGGTTGCCATCGAGTCGCGTGAACTGGCAAAACGCATCGGCTCTGCCTTCGGCAGATTACAGACCGAAGTATTGATCCCAATCATCAAGCGAGTTGCTTCTATCCTGACTCGTCGTGGTATCATTACGCCAATCGAACTAGATGGTCGCCAGGTCGCTATTAAGTTTACATCCCCATTGGCTAGAGCGCAGGACGGTGAGGACATTATAAACGTACAGCAAGCCGTACAGTTTGTATTGCAGACTGCTGGCCCAGATCAAGCCAAGATTGGATTTAAGCTAGAGGACTTTGGTACATGGGTTGCCGGTAAAGCTGGCGTTCCCGCCGAGCTGGTTCGTAGTGATGCTGAGAAACAACAAGTCATTATGGCTGGCGCACAAGCGGCGCAGCAAGGTATGGAGACTCAAGGGACTCCACCTGTTGATCAAGGTCAAACTGCTCTATGAGTTGGGACAATATAAATCAAGCTACCACTGATGCAGAACAGGCAAAGGTGGCTAATGCAGAGAAAAGAAGAGCCGCTGCTGAATTGGCTAGGGCGTACAGTCAGTGCTTCTCAGGTGACATCGGGAAGCGCGTGCTCGAAGATATGACGCAGCGTTTTATCTTTAACAATGATACTCCCTTTAGTGCCTCAAATGTTGATTACGAGGCTGCTTACCATAACGGTGAGTCGGGTGTTATTAAATTTATCATCAACCAAATGCAACAAGCTAAAATACTGTAAGGATTAATTATGTTAGAAGAACAGGCCGCAATAGAAGAAACAACAAGCGACACCCTGCTGGATGCAAGCACTCCCGAACTTGGTGAAGGAGAATACTTTCTATCCGATGGTATCAAGGGTACAGGCGATATGCCCGAATGGTACAAAGGCGACAAGTATAAGTCTGTCGCTGAACAAGCCAAAGCCTACACTGAACTAGAGAAGAAGTTTGGTGGTTTTACTGGCGCACCAAAAGAAGGCTATCAAGGCCCAGAAGGAATTGAAGCTGATGATGCTTTACTGCAAGAGCTAACTGAGTTTGCTACAAAAACCAACATGAGCCAAGAAGCCTTTGGTGAAGCGTGGGAATTGTTGTCTGCCCAGGGTGAAGCAGTCGAGGCTGTCAACCAAGAGCAAGAGATTGCTCAGTTAGGGCCGAACGCGTCTGAGCGAATTAAGAACGTCGAGGGATTCCTGAGAAACAATTTAGATAGTGAGACCTATGATGAGATTCGTGACCTGGTTACTGACGCTAAATCAATCCAGTTAATAGAGTACATGGTCAAGGCTACTGCCCCAGCCAAGCTACCCATTGATGGTGGAGAGCATCCTACTGGTCTTACATGGTCTGACATTGAAGCAGAGATGTTCAAGACTGCTGATGATGGTCAGTTGCTCCGCAGTATTGATGTAAACCATGAGCGTAAAATCCAAAAAATGATGAAGGAATTTGGCGGAGACAAGCCTAACATCCGCACTTTCGGTTGATTTACAAGGGGTAAAAGGTGTATAATCGACACACTGGATACCCCTTTCTCTACAAGGCCCGGTAAATTTAGGTTGAAGCTGACCAATTTACTGGGTACTCAGCAAAAACCTTGAAAAACTTTTATATTTTTTATTACTCTTTTTCGAGGAAATCATTATGAGTAACGTATTATCATCCGTAGCTGTCACAGAGTTTGACAGTATGGTAAAACACGCATACCAGGGTACTGGTCTGCTGAAGTCTGCTGTTACACTTCGTAACAATGTTGTTGGTGACACTTACAAGTTCCGTAAGATGGGCAAAGGTCTGGCTAATCAGAAGGCCACCTCTGCTGAAGTAGCGCCAATGAACGTAAGCCATGAGTTCAAGACTGCAACTCTGGCTAACTGGAATGCTCCTGAGTACACTGACATCTTTGATGCTCAAGACGTAAACTTCGACGAGAAGCAAGAACTTGCAAGCACTATCGCAAATGCTCTTGGTCGTCGCTGTGATCAGCTCGTTATCGACGCTATGGACAATGCAGGCGCTTATGCTGCTACTGTCGGTACTGACGTAGGCGGAACCGCTTCTAACCTGAACTTGGAAAAAGTAATCGAAGCTCAGGTATCTCTTCGCCAGAAAGGTGTACCCAACTCTGAGCT